GGTTTAGGACGGTTAAATCCGTGGGCTAGTTTCATGCAGCTTTATCTGCAAGGTCTTGAACAACTCCCGCCGGAAACCCGCGAAACTCCTGCGGCGTCCGGTTCGCAGCTTTCGGAGAATGTCGCGAAAGGCATTCAGGCGTTTAAGGAAAGGATGTCGGTTCCTCCGGGAGGAATAGCGCAATTGCCCGGAAGGCACCGTGCCTATCACGGCACGGTTTCTGAGAAAGGAGGATTCCCTCTGCCTGAATCAGAAATGGATTGGGAGCATGAAAAGCACTATACAACCAAGAGATATGGAGACGAACAGTTAAACAGGTTGCTCGGGCCGCATTTTGCTAAAACCCCTGATATTGCCAACAGGTTTGCAGGAGGTCTTTATCAATGGCGGTCAGTATCCGGAGATCCCAACGACCCCGGAGGTCAGGTTATACCTGCGGATATCAGTACAAGGCTGAAGAAGATATACCAGCCTTCAAGGCCGTTTAAGAGTCCCTTTGCCCAAGGCGAACAGATTGCGGGCTACTCCCCGTTGGGAGATGCGGAAGCAATTTCCAATGATATGTTTGATGTTGTATTCAGTGACCCCCGCAACAAGCAGCTTTTTCTGGGTATGGCAGAAAAGCAACATGCTAATACTTTTATAGGTCTTAAACCAAGACAACAGCCCCTCTATGAAAAGGCTTATGACAGTATTATGGACGGAACCTTCAATCTCCTTGAAGAAACACACGTCCATCCTCTGAACACTAAAAATATAGATACGGATAAACCCCAGCTTATGGGAAGATTTGTGCGTGGAATTCTGGGGACTGATTTGAATGTCGCTTCTTCTTCTCAAAGAAAGCGTGTTGTTGACGAATACAAGAGAATTCTGGGAGAACAGGGGTTCGAGGGCATTGAATATGAAAATACGGCCCCTGGTGAAATCAAGGGTTTGGGGAAAGACCGCGAGGCTCGCAGAAGTTTCGTGGTCTTTGATCCGTTTACCGGTGCCCGCAGTCCGTTTGCTCCTGAAGGAAGGAACTGGGCCAGAGGAGGCTTTGTAGATAAGCCTTTGTATGAGGAAAAGAGGATGCTATGATTAATGAACAGATTCAGGTAAGGCAGTACCGTTGTCCGCGATGCGGGTGTACGAAACCCAAGGTCGAGGTACACGGCCATTATCAGTGCATTGATTGCAAATGTGTTATTGAGGATTGCTGTCAGGGCGAACGGACCATGGACCAATGACCATCAGGAAAACAGGAGGCGGTTATAGGCTCGTTTCCAGGACGGGCAAGAACTTAGGCACCTATTCCACCCGTGCCGGAGCCGCGAAGAGAGAAAAGCAGGTAAACTATTTCAAGAGCAGGAAGCCGAAACGGAAGAAAAGGAGAGTCTAACATGGCTGATGAAGAAATTTTAAAATCCTTAGAAGACATAAGGAATTATGGGCGTGATTACATAAGAGAGAACCCGGAATCTGGGTTTTTAACTGGTTCCGCTACTCCGGCATTGCGCGGTATGCCCGCCAGTACGGCAGGGATGCTTCCAGATTATATGAATTTGTTGCTCCACAAAGAAGGAAGACAAGATCTGGGTCGTATCGGAGATACTAGATTGTCCGATCAGGATATCAGAGGGATTAGTGAAGTAACGGAGCAGTTTAGAACGCCAGACGAAACAATCTCCGAGATGATGATAGAAGAAAGGCGGCCAATGCCTGATGAATTCGGAAGGATGACTCCCGTTCCTTCTTCGGACGAGGAAGCGGTTAAACAGGATTTCCGTAGGGTTCTCGCGGATGGGACTGTAGGAGAGCTTCGGCAATATATTGAAATGAATATAGGGGATTTAAAACTTTTGGCGCAAACCGATAATTCTATTGCGAAGGATCTTGAGGCCGCTTTAAGGTCTATAGCCACGGGAGATCAATCCAGATTTCAGGGGCTTTCTCCGGATCAGAATCTACGGACTTGGGATGAGGCTTTTCAAGCGGACCAAAACATAGCACAGAAGACGTACCAATCTCCTCCTGCTTCTGGGGCAGCGTTTGCTTCACCGGGGGGCTGGGACCCTTATGCCTATCTGGAAAAGCCGGAATATTCTCCTTACGGTGAAAGGACACCAGATGTTCTCCCGCGTGAGGAGTTTCAGCCTTTTCAGACAGAATTTGCCCACGGCGGTTATGTGGACCGTGGAACGATGGCCGGTGAGCTTGGCCGAAGGGGTGATCTCTCTGTTCGTGAAGCGGGGGAAACCATGTATGAACGCAACAAGCGTCTGCATGGGTATGATCGCGGCGGCTATGTTCATGATCGCGGTACAATGCCCGGTGAACTTCATCCGAAAGGATCTCTTTCGGTTCGCGTTGCGGGCGAAAGCATGGGCGAATATGAAAAGCACCGTGAAGACGAGGACGACTATCGTCCTGTTCGCCGCACTCTGGCTACGGCTCTTTCACCAACCCTGTCGCGGAGGATGTTTGGTTAATGGCTGAACAAAGGCTTCCCAGAAGCAACTTTGGAACGGCTTCCCTGATTGATCGCCGGGATTCCCTTCCGCCCGTCGAACTTGATGAGGGAGAAGGGGCCGAAGTAGATATCGAGGAGGACGTGTCCGTTGAGGGTCCTGATGTCAACATTCAGATGGAGGAAGACGGCGGCGTCGTGGTGGACTTTGATCCGACTCCGGATCGCGGAGAAGGGGACTTTTACGACAATCTGGCTGAGACTTTAGAGGATTCAGAGCTTACCCGAATTTCATCAGATCTTCTTGGAGACTACGACAACAACAAGAATGGACGCAAGGATTGGGAAGAAGCCTACAGCAAGGGTCTGGAACTTCTTGGGTTCAAGTACGAAGAGAGGGCTGAACCTTTCAGGGGCGCAAGCGGCGTAACCCATCCTCTTCTGGCCGAAGCGGTCACCCAGTTTCAGGCGCAGGCTTTTGGTGAATTACTTCCTGCCGGTGGTCCGGTGCGGACGGAGATTATCGGGCGCGTAACTCCTGAAGTGGAAAATCAGGCAGAGCGCGTTCGCCATTACATGAATTACCAGCTTACCTGCGTAATGAACGAGTACACTCCTGAATTCGACCAGATGCTGTTTTACCTTCCGCTTGCAGGGTCTACCTTCAAGAAGGTTTACTACGACGATTTTCTCGGACGGGCTGTCAGCAAGTTTGTTCCGGCGGAACAGCTTATTGTTCCCTACACTGCTACCGATATGGAGACTTCTGAAAACGTGACGCACGTTATTCAGATGACGGAAAACGAACTCCGTAAAAAGCAGGTGGCGGGATTTTATCTGGACGTTGAAGTATCGGCGTCCCAGACTGACCCTTCTGAAGTAAAGGAGGAAATGGATGATATTGCAGGTGTTACGCCATCATATATGGATACCGATATTACGGTGCTTGAGTGCCATGTTAATCTGGATCTTGAAGGTTTTGAAGATTCCGCTCAAGACGGAGAACCCACTGGTATCAAGTTACCTTACATTGTCACGGTATCGGAAGAAAATGGAAAGGTCCTGAGTGTAAGACGGAACTGGAAAAAGGACGATCCTGAAAAGAACAAGGTGCAGTACTTTGTTCACTTCAAGTTTTTGCCGGGGTTTGGGTTCTACGGCCTTGGCCTGATACACATGATAGGCGGTTTGAGCCGCACGGCGACTGCCGCCCTTCGCCAGCTTATAGATGCAGGCACACTGGCTAACCTTCCTGCCGGATTCAAGGCAAGGGGGTTGCGTATTCGCAACGATGCAGATCCCCTTGCTCCGGGGGAGTTTCGGGATGTTGACGCTCCGGGAGGAGCTATCAGGGATTCCCTGATGCTGCTGCCTTATAAAGGCGCTGATCAAACTCTGTTCCAGTTGATGGGCTTTTGTGTCGACGCGGGGCAGAGATTTGCCGCCGTTTCAAATCTTCAGGTTGGGGACGGGAATCAGCAGGCTGCGGTAGGAACGACTATTGCGCTCCTTGAACAGGGAGCCAAGGTCATGTCGGCAATTCACAAGCGCCTTTATTACGCCCAGAAGGAAGAATTCACCTTACTGGCAAGAGTATTCGGAGAGTATCTTCCCCCGGAATATCCATATGAAGTCGTAGGTGGCGAGAGAAGTATAAAGGCCAAGGATTTTGATGATCGCGTTGATGTCATACCCGTATCAGATCCCAACATATTTTCCATGGCGCAACGGGTTACGATGGCACAGACAGAGTTGCAACTTGCCCAATCTGCGCCTGATCTTCATAACATGTATGA